TCTCCGTCCGTTGCGTCGCAGAATAAGATTATGGACAGGAAAAAATGCAAAGCAACGCCCAAAGCTGTTAGAGGGCATCAAATAAAAAACATTACGCACAAAATCGAATTAGGCGACAAAGCTCGCAGCAAGGTATCCGGATTCCACGGAACAGTAACAAGCATCTGCTCGTATCTCTACGGAGAAAGCCGGTATGAAGTTACCAGCCCCGAGCCGATCGACGGCGAAGTAAAGACAGTATGGTTCAGCGCGGCAGAACTTGAAGTCAATGAAGCTGCCGGATAAGCCGGGCCGGGCCGTAGTGATGCGGGCTCAAGAAAAGAGCATCCAATAAATTATTATTCATCAAGTGGTCTACTGTGTAGACCACTTTTATTATATTTGCAACGTATGGAAGCGCAACAAAAGAACAAATCAATCAAATTACCGCAGACCGTAGAGGTCAGCATCGACTCTATGCAGGAAAACGCGAACAATCCGCGACACATTACTACCGAGAACATGGAACTGCTTGTGAAATCCATTCTCACGCTGCCGAAGATGCTGTATTTACGTCCGATCGTGGCTGATGATAGGAACACTCCGCTCGGTGGTAACATGCGCGTACAAGCGCTAAAAAACATCAAGGGCATGGAGTTCGAGGGTGCCGCGAAGATTCTCGAAGGAACAGTGAAGTTTCAGAAGCTCGACGATGCCCGGCGCCAAGATCTGCTCGCATACTGGCAGGCCTGGATGATGCGGCCCGTCGTTCCGGTGCTGTACGCCTCGACACTCGCCCCGGATGAAATACAGGAGTTCATCATCAAAGACAATACCGCCTACGGTGATTGGGACCTCGAAGCCCTTGCCAACAACTTCGATCTTGAGGAGCTGTGCGAGATCGATCCCGAACTGCTCACACAGACGGATATCGACGCGCTGGGAACAGATGCCGGCGACGGCGATAATCCGGAGAGCCGATACACCAAGAAAATCATGGCCCCGATTTATGAGCCGTCGAACGAGAAACCGGGCATCGCAGAGCTGTACGACGACACGCGCCGCAACGCACTTGTCGAGCAGATCGAATCCGCCGAGGTCAGCGACGATGAAAAACGCTTCCTGCGTGAAGCTGCAGCCAGGCACACAGTCTTCAACTATGAGAAGATCGCTGATTACTACGCCCACGCTCCGCTCATCACGCAGGGATTGATGGAGCAGTCCGCCCTGGTGATTATCGACTTCAAGAAAGCGATCGAGAACGGCTACTTGAGGCTTGCCGACGATGTCAAACAGCAATATCTAAAGGAGTGCGAAAATGAAGAGAAGTGATTTTGTGGCCTTCATCCTCACGCATGGTCGGCCGGATAAGGTCTACACATACGAAACCCTGCGCAAGCGCGGATATACAGGCCCTATTTACATCGTTTGCGATGATGAGGATAAAACCCTCGACGAATACCGCAAACGCTTTGAAAACGTCCTTGTGTTCTCCAAGAGCGATGTCGCCAAGACGTTCGATTCTGCCGATAACTTCAACGACCGCCGGGCGATAATCTATGCCAGGAACGCATGTTTCGATCTTGCGCGGCAGGTAGGGGCAAAGTACTTCATCGAACTTGACGATGACTACACCGATTTTCGCTACCGCTTCGATGCTGATCTGAATTGGAAGAGCCGGAGCATCGACGACCTCGACAGCATCTTCCGCATCATGCTGAAGTATTACAAGAGTACGAACGCTCTGTCGATCGCAATGGGCCAGGGCGGAGATTATATCGGTGGTGCGGAAGGTACACGCATCCGGAACGGTATCGCACCCCTTCGCAAGTGCATGAACTCTTTTATCTGCAGCGTGGACCGGCCGTTCAAGTTCGTGGGTCGCATCAACGAGGATGTCAACACCTACGTTACGCTCGGCAGCCGGGGCGAAGTGTTCTTCACGATTCTTCTGCTCATGCTGAATCAGCTTCAGACACAGAGCAACAGCGGAGGCATGACAGAGTTATACCTTGACAGCGGGACCTACATCAAGTCCTTCTATTCAGTGATGTTCGCACCGTCGTCGGTATCGATCCAACTGATGGGCCCGGCATCGCCGCGCCTTCATCACAGCATATCGTGGAAACATACCGTCCCGAAGATCCTACGCGAGAACATCAGAAAATCATAACCACAATAGTAATGACCGATCCTAAATTCAATGCCAAAGACCTGCGCGACGAGCGGCTGCCGATAGTATCTGACTGCCGGCTTCGCTACCGTATGTCGTTTGCGAAGATCGCCAAAGAGGTCGAGAAGCGTTGCGGGCAGATCGTAAACCCCTCGACGATAAAACGCGACTGGGATTACCTGGTCAAGCAGTGGCGCAGCGAGGCGGCGGCCAACACGAAAGATGCCTGCGACGAGGAGCTGATGGCCTGCGATGTTATGATCGCGGAGCTGACCCGGCTCTACGAACAAAGCAAGCTGCCGAAGAAAACGAAGAATGCGAAGGTGAACTCAACGCTTGTACCTCTTAACGGTCGAGGGAATCCGATCGTCGGCCGTGACGAATCTGGCAAGCTATCACCAGAGCCATTCGCGAAGCCAGTAGCTACAGGATCAGAATCGGCAAGCAAGACCGAAGAGCGCATCGGCGATGTTCGCATCCTCGCGGAGCTTCGCAAGTGGCACGAACGACGGGATCGGTTGTTGGGACTCAACAAGGTGCAAGTCGATATCACGAGTGGCGGGCAGAAGTTCACGGGCTTTTCGTCCGTGCTGCCCGTCATTCCTAATATCGAAGAGATTGTGCAGAAAATAGATGCTGCGCGAATGGAGCGAGAAGAAGAATAAATGATGGCAGCCACAGACAACAGCCCATTGGTAAACCTCAAGCAGATGCTTGCCTATAAGCGCCTGGCGGATGATAGAATCCGTTATGTCGTTTATGGCGGTGCTGCCGGTGGTGGCAAGTCGTGGCTGGGCTGCGAGTGGTTGATGCGCTGCTGCTGGGCCTTCTCCGGCACACGCTGGTTTGTCGGCCGAAACAACATCAAGGACAGCCGCGAATCGGTGCTCGTTACTTTCAAGAAGGTGGCCGACTCATACGGCTTCACCGAATACCGGCTAACCGAAGACGGCATCAAGTTCACGAACGGCTCCGAGATACTTCTGCTCGATCTGACATACTACCCGAAGAAAGACCCGATGTTCGAGCGCCTGGGATCGAAGGAGTTCACCGGTGGCTGGATCGAAGAGGCGGGCGAGGTCCATTACATGGCATTCGAGGTGCTGAAGTCGCGCATCGGCCGTCACCGCAATGCCGAGTATGGTCTTGAGCCGAAGATGCTGATCACCTGCAACCCTAAAAAGAATTGGCTTTACAAGATGTTCTACAAGCCGAGCCGCGATGGGAAGCTCGACAAGGATTGCGCTTTCATTCAGGCACTCGTCTACGACAACCCGTTCATCACACGCGAGTACATCGAAACGCTTGAATCGATCAAGAGCAAGCAGACACGGCTTCGCCTGTTGCTGGGCTTCTGGGAATACGAGAATAACAAAAACGCGCTGGTCGATTATGACGCGATTCTCGACTGCTTCACGAACAAGAAGTCCGGGGACAAGGTGCGCCGCATGACTGCCGATATCGCTTTGAAAGGCCGCGATAAATTCATCGTCTACAGCTGGGAGGGTCTATCGGGCAAGATCGAGATCGAGAAGCCGATCGCGGCAGCCGATGAGGTCGAAAAGGACCTGCGGAAAAAAGCCGACGGCCTGGGCATACGGCGCTCGAATATCTGCGCAGACAGCGACGGCCTCGGCTCCTATCTGCAGGACTACATGAAAGGAATCCGCACGTTCCAGGGCGGCACGGCAGCTCTCGACAAGCAGTATTACGACCTCAAGTCGCAATGCACCTACAAACTTGCCGACGTGATCAACGCAGGGCTGCTGCACATCGAAGCGACACCCGAACAGCAGGAGATCATCGCCGAAGAGCTGGAAGCAAGCCTTGTCGCCTATGACGTCGATGCCGACACCTCGAAGAAGCGGGCCATTCAGAAGAAAGATGTCAAGGCCGTCCTCGGCCGCTCCCCGGACTATTACGACCCGATTATGATGCGAATGTATTACGAAATCCTGCCGACCCCGAAGGGCGCCCGCGCCCATGTCGGCACTTTATCTTGAGATCCATGCGAAAAAAGAGAACACACAAAACGGCAGCTTTCGCGCTGCGAATGGAAAAATACCTGTCAGCGCCATCGCGTGAGTGGCTTCTATCTCGGCCGAAGCCGCAGCGTATCTGCCGGCGACGTGTGCCGGCGACTCTCGACGATCTGACCCTCGGCGATCTGTTTACGCTGCAAAACGCATCCGGCGGTCGAGGTATCACCGTAGCCATAGCAAAGGTACTGCTAAATGTATCGGAACAGGAGATCATGCAGGCCCCGGCCGATCAGGTCTTCGGCCTGGTACTATGGGTCGGCAAGGAGATCGAGCGCATCAATAAGCTCTTCGACAGCGTGAAAGATGATCCCTCACCGGAAGAAGTACAGGCGGGAGTCAAGGACCTTAAATTCGGTCTGTTCGGCATCCTCGACTGGTATGCTGCGCGGCAAGGCATTTCCGATCAGAACGAGGTCCTGAAAGTGAAGTGGGTGCGCATCTACAAGTGCATGGACATAGATACGCAAAGAAACTCATACGCCCGCCGACTGCGGGATATTCTCAACAAGAAAAAATAAAAATTATGGAACATGGAACGACAGTAGAGCAGAAGATCGAGCAGATCGTTAAAGACATGGGCCTTTCGTATATGTGCGAAACGTGGACCCGTGCAAACCTCGAATTTGACAAGTTCAGGCGCAAGGGAGAGGACAAAAAGATGCAGCACCCCGAAGGCAAGACCTTGCCGGCGTGCCTATTCGTGCAGCCGGTATCGGGCCGTCTGAATTACCGCAACGGGCAGATGAAGGACATGCCCAACTGCTTCGTGTCCTTTGCCGACGCTATGCCGCTGGACTTCACAGGCGACCAGGCGAAGGAACTGACAGAGCGGCTGAAGGCTCTCGCTATCGACTTCATCCTGCGCGTCAATGACAGCCGGATGTTCGAGCCGATCGACGGCGATATCGCCTATACTGTCGCCTTCGACAAGCTCGATGCTAACTTGTGTATGTTCACCATCACACCGACGATCAAGGAGCTTCACGGCCTCTGTATCGAATAACTGCCGCGATCATGGATGTACGGAAGATCGAAACCGAAGCCCAGCGCATCGTTGAGGAAGAGCTGAAGCGAACAAAGGAGAAAATCATCGCCAATCACATCGCGGCCGGGCAGCGGGCATCAGGACAGACCGAGGACAGTATGCAGGAGAGCGTCAGTAGTGACGGCGGTATGATCATCGGCACACTTGACGGACGTCCCTATTTCGCGGCTCTCGAAACCGGCTCCGGGCCGTGGAAGAATCCACACTATCGGCAGCGCAAGGACGGAACGCTGTACCCGTCGGCCCCGAAGTGGTTTATCAATATCATCGAAGACTGGGCCGCGGTGAAAGGTATTGCTTTCGATTCTCCCTGGGCAGTTGCTACAAAGCAGATGATGGAAG